GTCGCATTCGTAGAGCGTCTAGTGAATGGAAGACCATAGTTATACAGGACTTGCTAATGCAGGACTCTATAGAGGAGCGTCAACATGCAATGCTTACTCAAAAGTTAGCTGTAGCTAACGCAGTAGTAGATGGAGAAGGAATTGATGATAAGGGCGGAGTTAGCTTAAATTTAGGCTCACTTAAGGCTTTTCTAGAAGCGGCCTTCGTTTAATATAGTCAAATGCCTAACGCACCTAAGACCCCGACACGCACTATCCGTGTTGCTAGCGACCTTTGGTCTGCCGTAAAAGAGAAGGCTGCTATCGAGGGCCGTACAGTAACTGATGTTATTGTTGAGGCGCTAAAGGCGTATATCAAGGAATAGACTCCCTGGTATTCTTGTTACACACTCAGACTTGCCCACAATGGGGGGTCTATTTACTAGTTATCGTCTAAGGAGATAATTATGCATCAAATGCCTATGCCAAAAGGTTATCCAGACCATGATTGGCGCAAAAAGCCACAGGTTATCCAGGCACCACTAACACTCAATAGCTTATTCCCAAACATTAATAGGTGGGCTATTGGTTTTGATCCAATGTTTGAAACTCTTAAAGAGATCGCATTAGAGGCAAAGTCTTCTACGTATCCGCCATACAACGTCCTTAAAAATGGGGATGAGCATGTCCTTGAGCTAGCTGTAGCTGGTTTCTCTAAAAAGGACATCACCATCACTGTTAAAGAGCTAACGCTTACCGTAGAGGGCAAACTCTCAGACTCCGAAACTAACTATGTTCATAAAGGAATTGCAGGTCGTGAATTCTCACAGAACTTTGCTCTAGCTGAGTACGTAGTTGTCAAGGGCGCTGAGCTCAAGGACGGTCTGCTTCGAATTACCTTGAAGCAAGAGCTACCTGAGGAAAAGAAGCCTAAGACTATTACCATCAAGTAACTTGCATCTTGTCGGTGGGGTGGTATAGGCTGGGGTTCAAAGGAGGGCACACATGCCAATTATCATCCCACCAGACAAGAAGCCCGCAGATTCTATTCTCGCTAAGGTTCAACACTTCGTTAATCTAAAGCGTAGAATTGAAGATCTAACTAAAGAACAATCAGAAGTAAAATCTTTCTTATCAGATCTAGTTGATAGAGAAGGTGTACCAGATGACAAAGGCCATCTATGGTATTCACTAGATCAAGAAGTAGAGGGCTATCGCTCTTTACAGCGTCAACGTAAAATCTCACAGTCATTAGATATGGCTGAGGCAACAAGAATTCTTACAGAAAAAGAGTTGTACTCTCGTTGCTTCGAAATGCAGCCAGTTCTAAACGAGGACGCAGTAATGTCTTGCCTTTATGAAGGTTTGCTTACCGAAGAGGAAATCGATACCATGTTTCCTAAGAAAGTTATTTGGGCCTTTATTCCGTCTAAATCTTAAGGATATGTATGAACGACGAAGTTGACAAGCTCTTTGAAAGCCTGGATGATTACTACCCGGGGTCAAAGCGCAAACGTCGTGCTCCAGATCCAAAGGCAAAACCAAGAAAAGTTTCTACACCAGAAGCTTGGGATTCTGAACCTCAGGTAAAGACCCTCCCAAACGGAAAGGTGCTAGAATTGTTTAGTGCAGGTTCTTTAGGACTTGCATTGAACAGACCGTTAGTTACTTTGAGGCTTTGGGAACGAAAAGGTTATATACCACGTGCACCCTATCGCTTAAAGTCAATGATTGTGAATGGTGTAAAGAAGCCCGGATGGCGGATGTACAGCAGAGCAATCGTCGAAGCAACTATCGAGAGCTTTCAATCTCGGGGACTTCTTGAAGCACCCAGAGTTGATTGGAATCGACATCATGATCTATCAATTGAATTGATGGAAAAATGGACTAAGATTCATACTCAAGAAACAACTTAATATGACCATCAACCTATGATCCATTGACTGAAAGGAGATACCCCAAATGGGTATCCGAATTGAAAACCAAGCAACACCTAATCTCGACACATACGTGAGCGAGACACCTACACCAGAAGTTCTCGAAGAGATCTTCGCAGCAGAAGACGAGACAGAAACTCCTGAACGTTCTTCTATCATTCAAACTGGTTGGGCAGCAGCTAAGAAGGCTGTAGCAAAGTCCAGTAAAACCTTCGCAACTGACTTCCGTTTTGACGAGGATGTCCAGCTAATCAAGTTTATTGGTAATGAACCAATGACCTTTATGCAGCACTGGGTAAATCGTCCTGGAAAGAAGTCATTTATTAGCATTGGTGAGGGCGACCCACTTATTGCTGTAGGTAGTAAGCCAGATCAAAAGTTTGCGTTTACTGTCCTTAACCTATCTGATGAAGATCCACAACTTCAATTAATGATTGTTGGTATTCGTCTATGCGGACAGCTTGAGAAACTTGATTCAAATCCAAAGACAGGTCCTCTCAATCGTCCAGATCTATACTGGGCTGTTAGCAAAAGCGGTACCGGTACAAAAACCTCTTACACAATCAATCCTGTGAAAGAGCGTGACCTCGCTGAGGATTGGGGTATTGACCCTGTTGCAGCAGCAGAGCTAATTAAGACAATGAAGCCACTAGGGCCAGAAGCACTTCACACTTCTACCAAGGCTGAACTTGCTGAAATTGCTCGAGAAATTGCATCAGCTAACTAACCTCAACTAATCGTGCTGAGGGCTCATCTCTTGGTGTCTCCTTTTCTCTATGAGCCCTCAGCGCACCTAATCTCAGGGAGCGCTAATGAATATTATTACTACACAGAAACAACTTGACGAGCTAGTCAAAGCCTATGACGCTGTAGATGCTTTTTGCTTTGACGTAGAAACTGTTGGCGATCATAGAGGCGATCCTCGTCAAAACATTGTTACGTGGATTGCTTTAGCAACTTACGATAGAGTTGATGTAATCCCTATGGGTCACCCAAATGGTGATTACCTGCGTACTGAGTATCCTATGCTGCCGTCAGCAGCTTCTCGTGTAGCAAAAGGTTTAGAGCTTCGTGATTCTGACTACAGTAAAGACGAACGCAAAGCCACACGTATTTTTGGACCTGCACCAGAGCAGCTAACTGCCGGTGAGGTATTTAAGGCCCTTAAGCCTTTACTTAACAGTTCTAAGGTAAAGGCTGGGCATAATCTTAAGTTTGATTTGCAAAGCGTATCTAAGTACATCGGAGGCCTGCCTTCTCAGCCGTACGCATGTACCCTCAATGCTTCTTTTATCTTAGATAATCAAAATCGTAATTCTCTTGGACTTGATGACTGCTTGCAGCGTGAGTTCGGGTATCACATGGTTAAGGGCGTCGGTAAAGAGGTAGAAAAGCATAGCTTTGATGAGGTTGCAACATACGCTGCGTTAGATGCCGAATGGACCTGGAAGCTGTGGCTAAAGCTTTCTAACCAGCTAGATGTTGATGGCCTAAGAGGTATCTTTAATCTAGAGATGGATGTTCTTGAAGTCATCTGCCGTATGGAACTACGCGGGGCAGACATTGACGTATCTGAGTTAGAGAAGTTAAAGGCTAACCTTGAGGTTCAGTTAGAAACTACTAAGGCAACCATCTATCGATTGGCTGGAAGAGCTTTTAATATCAACAGCGTGCCTGAAAAGCAAAAACTATTGTTCTCTCCCAAGAAAGATGGGGGAAGGGGTTTGAAGCCTAAAGTTTTGACCCCTGCAGGACAGAAGCGGGCTGATGAGGGTAAGCCTGCTTCTGTTTCTGATTTTTCTGTATCTGAGCCTGCACTGCAAGGTTTGGCAGGTAAGGATCCGTTAGTAGATGCTCTTATTGAATACTCTGATTTAAATAAGTTGTTGACTACCTATGTGATTCCCTATTTAGGCGGAGACATTACTAGAACTCTTGCAGGTAAATCTAAGGTCACAGCAAAGAAGAGCTTGATGCTCAAGGGGCGTATCCATACTGACTTTGTTCAATATGGTGCGGAGACCGGCCGATTCTCGAGCCGTAATCCGAATTTGCAGAATGTGCCGGCTCCGCACACTGCTAATGGTAAAGCAATTCGTAATCTTTTTGTTGCTCCAGAAGGATATTCTTTGGTAGTTGCTGACTATTCTCAGATTGAACCTCGTGTAATCGCATCGTTTAGCCAAGACAGAATTATGTGCGGTGCTTACTTAAATGGAGAAGACATTTATACGACTATTGGAAATACCATGGGGGTTGATCGCAAAGCTGGTAAAGTATTAGTTTTGTCTCTTGCTTATGGCGTAGGTCCGGATAAGATTTCAACTTCTATAGGGTGTTCTTTAGCTGAGGCTAGAGACCTATTGGACGACTTTACTTCTAAGTTTCCTTCTGTTGCTAGATACAAGCGTCAGGTAATCAGTGAGAGCCGTCGTCAAGCTCCCGTACCTTTTGCAAGCACCCTTTTGAAACGCCGCAGGTATCTCCCAGATCTTCGTTCAAACGAGATTTGGAAGCGCTCTAGAGCAGAACGCCAAGCTTTTAATACCGTCATCCAGGGGTCGGCAGCCGACATCATTAAGCTTGCTATGATTAGGGCTAATAAGATGATTCCTTCGGAGGCAAATCTGATTCTGACTGTTCATGATGAGTTGGTTACGGTAACTCCTACTGAGTTAGCAGAAGAAACTGTAGAGCAGATTAGGTTAGCCATGGAAGGTATCAACGCATTATCTGTCCCATTACTTGCGGACATAACTACTGTTAAACGATGGGGAGAAGCTAAGTGAGGCTATTTCGACGTAAGAAGAAAACACTCTCTATTACGCAGGTGCCTTTAACAGTATTAATGCGTGAAATTATTTACGATGCAATGCTCACACCGACAGAGGGTATTGCAGAGCTTATGGGCTTACCGCCAATCTCTTCAGAAGTTGCAGAGATGGAGGAGCAGGCTAGTCAAGATCGTTTGTCTAACATTGCTGCTTTGCTTCCTTTTATTGACGCTCACGCAGACATTGCAGCAAAGATTGCTACTTCTGCATATATGTTAGATGAAGAGAACGACGAGGATATGACCCCAGAACAAGTGGACCAGCTTAATCATCTATTTCGTATGGTTTCCTTATCTGCCGCGGTCTCCTGCGTATCAACTTTAGCAAATATCGGGTTAATCGAATCAAGGGTGGAATCAGATGAGTAATAACAATTGGTGGGCAAAAAAACTAGGTACACAATCTCCTACACAGAATACTCCTCCCACGTCTCCACCACCCTCAACTGTTTACCGTGCCCCTCAGCAAACCCCAAATGTTCAGGTGTCTTATGATCAACAGCAAGACCAGTTGGTTACCAGAGCACAGAGCGCTAGAGATTCAGAGCGTTGTCCAGGATGCATGTCTAGCAACTACATGGCCCCAGTTGGCACACAACGTAAACGTTGTTATGATTGCGGCTATCCAATTGTTCAAGCTGGATCTGGAGTAGGTGGCACCGGACAAGGTGGCGCACCAATCGCAGCTAAACAACCGTCACAAGGCGGAGGATTTAATCCAAACGTAATCGTAGATAGGATCGGATAATGTCACTTAGTGCAGAGGCTTTAAAAATTGCTGCCGGTATCAATAAGAAACTAGGTGCTAATACAGTTGTATTAGCTGGTGATGCTCAGCTATCTCAACGAATTACTTCTGGATCTTTAACTTTAGATGTAGTTCTTGGTGGCGGTTGGCCAATGAACCGTTGGGTAGAGCTCGTTGGAGAGGCTTCTCACGGAAAGACTGCTATAGCTTTACGCACCATTGCTGCAAATCAAAAGATCAACCCAGACTTTACCGCGGTATGGATTGCTGCAGAAGATTTTGACGCAAAGTACGCAGAGCTTTGCGGAGTAGACAACAGTCGCGTTTTACTTGTAGAAACCAATAGTATGGAGGATGCGTTCGATGCAGTTATTCAATTCATGGAGAGCAAGGCTGTTGACATGGTTGTTGTGGATTCCCTTCCAGCCCTTGTTCCTAGCGCAGAAGATGAAAAGCATATGGAAGAATTTACTGTGGGTCGTGGCGCACTTATTACCAATAAGTTCTTTAGAAAAGTGGCGTCAGCTACCAAGAGAGACCTCATCGAATCAGAACGACCAGTACTAGGAATTATGATTAATCAGTATCGAATGAAGATCGGCGTTATGCACGGGGATCCTAGGACCACTCCCGGAGGTCTTGGCAAGGACTACGCCTATAGCGTTCGATGCGAGGTAAAGCGTGATGACTGGCTAGAGGTTGGAACTGGTGAGAGCAAGCGCCGGGTAGGTCAAACTATCCGAGTAAGAACTATTAAAAACAAGACCTTTCCACCACAGCAGACCGCATACCTTGATTTCTACTTTGCAGAGGGTGGGGCTATCGATGCTGGTGGCTATGACACCGGAAAAGAGATCGTCGCTTTGTCTATCCTCAACGGAATTGTTGAACGCCGTGGAGGGTGGATGTATTATGGGGACCGTAAGTGGCAGGGGGCGCAGGCCTTAATTGACTCCTTACGTGAAGAGATTGACCTTAGAGAAGAACTAAGCAAGGCTGTCTTAAGCACAATCAAGGCACAGCCAATCTTGGCACTTCATGAGGATTCGGATGAAGAGTGAGGGGCAAAAGCAATCTCTAAAGCATGAGAAGAGATTAGCAAAAAAAGTTGATGGACAACGTTCAGCAGCTTCTGGAGCTTTCTGGTCTCGCAAAGGAGATGTAAGAAGTGATGAACTTTTGATTGAGCACAAATGGACTGGCAAGAAGTCAGTAACCATTAAATCAGAAGTTTTAAAGAAGATAACTACTGAGGCTATCTTAGATAGTCGAATGCCAGTATTAGGTCTTCACCTTGACGGAGAGAACTACGTAGTTTTAGTGGAGGAGGATTTCTTTGAACTTCGTAATTCAATCAGAGGTGACTAAATGGAAAACTCAGACGAGCCCACATGGGCTTGGCGTTATCGTGCCAAGTGTCGTGGGGAAGATACAGAAATATTCTTTCCTCCACGAGATAAAGCACTATACAAACCGATAGCAGATAAAGCTAAAGCAATCTGTTGGGGAAAGGACGGCCGACCGGCTTGTCCAGTTCGCAAAGAGTGCTTAAGAGAAGCTATCATAAACGATGAGCTGCACGGAATCTTTGGGGGCATGTCCCACAGAGAAAGAAACGCGGCTCAAAGAAAATATACAAAACAAGGATTAACCTTAGACGAATGGATAAACCAGGATGGCAAGTACGGGCAAACCTAAAACAGGTGCACTAAAAGCATTCCTAGATGCAAATAAAAGGGATAGTCGTTTGGTTGGTGCTATAGAGCGCCACCTGTTGGCTAAGCCTTTTGACTCTCGTAATATGGCCGTTTTACATCCGTCAGACATCATCAAACCAGAGTGGTGTCATTTGGCGTCGTATCATGCATTATCTGGTAACTACAAGGAAGTACGTGAAAAGCCCAACCTACGTCTAGCCTCTATATTTGCTGAAGGCCACTACATTCACGACAAGTGGCAAACATGGCTTAAGGAAATGGGCGTTCTATATGGTAAGTGGGAGTGCTCAGGTTGTGGACCTTCTGATTGGGAGCTGGCTTCTGATCTAGACTTTAATGATAGCTGCGGTACATTTGATTACCGTGAGGTTCCTCTACACAGCCCTAAGCATATGATCTCTG